CATATATATCACCGCCGGTAGCGGCAACCGTACCGACTGATCCAGCGGTACTTACGCCAGAAATGGCAACAGTTACACCGCCGCCACCAACTTCTGGTAGGGCGGAAAAGGGGGTATCAGCAAATGCTGAATTACCAAACATGGACTAACCCCCTCTCGCTAAAAGAGGAGATTAAGCCAAGTTCAGCAGAGCGGTACCGGCACCATTAACAGGCATGGTCAGCGTAAACGTGCCAGAGGTCACGGTTTGTGAACCAAAGGTATGTACGCTGACAGCTTTATCCGACTGAGTGCTGTTATAAATCAGCACAGCATCGAACGCTGTAGTCAAGGTTACACCGCTATAAACCAAGCTAGCTGAAGGAGTCCAGTAAGCTGTGGTTCCACTAGAAGTAGGAGCGGTGGCGTTTGTCACCGTAATTCCGCCCGCAGTGTACCCAGAACCGGACACTTCATTAGTAACGCTGTATGCGGTAGTGCCAGCGCCAAGGCTGCCAGAAGCCAAATACAGCGCAGCTTTAAAAGTGTCTGCTGTAGAAGCGGAATGCGCTGGGTTGTTGGTACTAAATGCGTGCACAGCGTTGAGCAAGTCAACCTTGAACGATGTGCACATTGCTTGTGAGTTTGCCATGATAAATTTCCTTTAAGCTAACATTGCTGCAATACCGTCAGAAAACACGTTCTGTTTTAAATGAACGTGCACTGAACGATGAACTAATTCGCCATCCAGCCAGTATTCAACCCAGCGGGTAAGCTCATTGTCATTATCAATGGAACCTTCTCGTTTATCAAGCAGAGATTCGTCCATTTCGCCTTTGGTGGTAGTCACAATAGCCATTACGCAATCCTTAAAAGTGCATCCGCAACCGTATTTGGTGGAAGTTGCACGGTGAATGAAGTGGTCGTTGTTTTATCAGCGCCAAAGTCCAATACAGCAATAGACCGGTTGGCCTTGCTAGTATTGTAGATTAGGGCGCAGCGTGTGGTAAACACTGCTGGATTCCACACCACGTTATCAAAACTGATGTACGCAGTTGTGCCAGATGTGGACACCGTGACGCCCGAGATCGTATTACCACCAGCCGTATAGCCAGTACCAGTAATCTCATTAGCAGAAGAATACACAGTAGTATCCAGATTCAAAGCGGCATTGCCCGTATACAGGGCCATTTTAAGTGTATCAGATGTCAAATCTTGGATACCCTGTGGTAGTTCGCTTTTAAAGCTGGTAGTCATGCCCTGTACGATCATACCGTTGGCACCCTAAGTTGACCGTCACGATAAGTATCCTTACGCTGTTTACCATCACCCAAGTTCTTGAGTAGGGCAAGCGCCTGAACATACCTATCATTATATTGAGCCACCATGTCCTGATCGCCCTTCATGTAAGTAAGCGCCTCACACATGGTACCGTACAACAATACTGACGAGAAGTTTTCTCCAAGCCACGTTTCGTTGGCAGTAACAATCGACTCAGGATAAAAGTAGTAATTTAACTCCAAGTAATAATTTGTATTAGGAGTGGGACCTACAATAAACGCCATATCGGTAGTTCAAACGCCACCCGTAACAGCCGGACCAAACAGCGCATAGTATTTAGGAACCCCTGTAGCTGTTGGACTTGGATAGGCTTGCCGAATAAAGTTAACATCTTTATCCAGCAAATAAATATAGTCGTTACCGCCCGAAGTTGGGAATATTGCCATGCTATACGCAGACAAAAAATCTGATGGACAAGCTATGTACTGATTGTTGGCGGCTAAACCGCCCGTCACGTTTTTACGAAGATAAGCTAACTGAACCGTGTTGTAAACGCGCTGCTCCGCCTGCCGGATGAACGTATTCATGTCCTCCGTAGGGAACGTATTCTCGCAGTAATCGGTTACTGCTGTGACCAACTCGGTGTAGTTCATGTCAACCTCAACCCATCGGGCCTCTTGCCATCACGCCTTTTGTAGCTGCGCCAGTACCACGGATTTTAATGCCACCGGTTTTAATGGCTTCTTGGCTTTGTGATTTGTCAATATTGCCAACGCTTACATCGTAGGTGTTCAAATCATTTTCGAGGGGGCGAGTACTCTTCAACCCTTCGGTATAACGACCAGCGTAGCCTGCTGCGGGTTTGGTGTTTTTTGCCATTTTTAGCCTCACTTTTGTGCTGCAATTTTAGCCAAATTACGCCCCATAGACTTCATGTTGGCATTGGTTTTACCAACATTACTGCTACCTTTGTGGGACTGAATACCGACAGTAGGGCCGTCATCGCCCAGATTCCTGCCTTTTGTCTTGCCTTGCTTGGTAATACCATCGGCTGCGCGTCTGTATGCCATTTTCGACTCCTTATGTCGTCAATATAGTTACTGTACCAACAAAACCCGCTGCCACCAAGTTATTTGGAGTCAACGCGTCATCAAAACTTCTAGCCCCGCCAACCGGAGCCCAGCCCCACTGGATCATCCGTGAACCGCCAGACGGAACATTGTCCACATTCCAGCCCGACTGGTAGTACGAATTGCTGTCAGAACGCGGCTCTCGCACCGCTTGGGGATCATCCACCGGAAACATGCCCAACTGCAACTGGGGCTGATCCGGATCCCAACAATCGTTACATACCAGCAAGTTGTACGTTTTGGTCTTTTTTACCCAGTTGCTTCAGCTTAAAGCGCTGCCCGCAGCGATCACACTGCGCAATGCTATTCTTACCTGAAGCAAACCTGTTAGCCATTAGGTTCCGCCACCAATAAACATTTGCCGTGGAACAAACCGCACAGCGGCTTTTTCCCGGTCTTCCGTAGACGCCAAATCCCATGCCTCGTCGTACTGCATCTTTAGTACGTCTATGCGGCTGGTTCCATTAGGAATCTTTAGCGCCAAGTAATAAGCCAAACCAGCAACCATACAGGGAAGGAACCGGAATGGAACATCCATAGTATTGACCCCATTACCAGCATCATCAATTCTTTTGAGACGCCAATAAACGAAGGTGTAGTAGGGCTGAGCGAGGGTTCCTTGATCCGGCACGGGCCAAACAGTAATGCGTGGAATTTCTTGCCTACGCTCAATCCATACTTGAATTGGACGAGCCTGCTGGAGCTTGTTTGGAATAGTCGCATAGGTAGAAACACTAATACGCGTAATCGTCAGATCGGACTGGGTAGCCACATTTCCGGGTCCAGTACGAATAACATGCTCCATCAGGTCTACCGTATCTGCCGGTAAATTGTAGGTAGCCGTGCCCTGAACAAGCGGAATAGTCCCCTGCTCAAACGTCCACATATTGATGCCACGGTTAGCCCAATCCGCAAAAAGCAGGTTCAAGGAACGCCGTGCCGTTCTGAGATCGTAGCCAGTACGCATCTCTCCGCCCGCCCGCTCAAAGGCTTCCTCAACGATTTCCGTCAAGTCCAGATCAAATGCGGTTGTGCCGGAAAGAGCCATCTTTTATCCTTTTGCAGCACGCATGTTGTCAACTAGGTTAGGGTAAACCCTACCAGCCGCTTTAGCCATTGATCTGGCTTTTGCCTTCTTATCTGAAGACATAGCTTTGGGTGGACCTAACTTTTTTGGACGGGGTTTATCCCAGACTTCACCACCCTCAGAATACTCGGTGAAATCCGTGTTGTCGCGGCGAGGATGCATCTTCCCGTCTTCCATGAAGTCGGTGTTATCCCGACGAGGCTTACGCACCGCCTTGGGCATTTTGCTGGGCATGATAGCCCCCATACCGCGACTGGCTCTCATCGCATTTTTCCTCTTGTTTTACCCCGCTGGGCAATACCGTCTCCACGACTGGACGCCGTGAATTTTTTGGCTGAGGACGCTTTTACTGCGCCCCCTTCTTTAAAACGCCTTAATCCGCTAGAGGCCATTAAACCAGCCATTACATACGGATCGTTGGCCCAAGCTTTAGCGGGTGCTGGCATACCGCCTCTAGGAATAGCCCTTGAGGGTTCGGGTGCTGCTTTAGCAGGCGCTGACTTAGCTGCTTCCCGAATAACCGGACCGGCTGCCATTTTTTGCGGTACTGCTTTAGCAGGCGCTGACTTAGCTTCTTGAATAACCGGACCAGCTGCCATTTTTTGCGGTACTGCTTTAGCAGGCGCTGACTTAGCTTCTTGAATAACCGGACCAGCTGCCATTTTTTGCGGTACTGCTTTAGCAGCGTTATCCACCATCCCAACTAATTTTGGTAGGTTTTGGTCAAAGTTACCAACAATCATCACCATGATTATTTCCCCTTAGCCATGCCCCCACCGCACATGACCATAGTGCCACGGGTTTTACCCCGCTGGGCAATACCGTCAGCCCGTTTGGAAGCAGAGACTGAACCGCCTTTGGCATAGCCACGTTGCCCGCGCACGGGGTCACGAACACGCCCATCATCCGCTGGGGCGGTGGGGGTTTTGTTGTGCTTCATGTACGCTTTATCTAGGGCTTCAGGAGAAGCTTTTTGATCGTACCTAGCCTCTTCGATTTCCTTCGGTGTAGGGCGTCCCATGGCGGTTCCTTACATCTTGATTTGTTTGCCTTTGGTATGGCCTTTTTTGACAATACCATCGCGGCTAGGG